CTATTGATACTTAGGGTATTATGAGCCTCCGGAAACGGGGGCTTTTTTATTTCAATAACTGAGCTATCTCCTGATTGTTAATAACTACTCAATTTATTACATTACCAATTACATAAAAATACATTATAATACATATCTACCTCAGAAAATTACAAAATTATGTAATTGGCTGATTGTTAGGTAACAAAAGTGTACAATAATGGCTTATGATACTAAAGACTTAAAAAAGAAGGCCATTGATGCTATAAAGAAGCATAACCTATTTTTCATTGAGGATGTTGTTGCTTTCCTGCCTTGTTCCAAAAGAACTATTTATGATCACAAACTGCAAGAATGTGACGAGCTAAAAGACCTGCTTGAAGATAACAAAGTAGCCGTAAAGCTCAAACTCCGCAAGAAATGGGAAGTATCAGATAACGCTACCCTGCAAATGGCTCTCATGAAACTGATATGTACAGATGAAGAGCGCAAACGGTTAGCAATGGAATATAAGCATGAAGAACATAAAGGCGAAATAACAATAATACGCAAGGTAATAAATGGTAGAGACGATTGAGCTGACATACACCCCTGCACAGATGAACGTTTTCTTTGAGATACCTGATAATGTTAAATTTCAGGTAGTCACGAAAGGAAGGCGTTTTGGAGCAACAAGGGGGGCCGTTCATGCTTTTATCGAATGGTGTCTGGAAGGGAAGAAATTACTCTGGGGCGATACTATTCATTCAAATATAGACAGGTATGTTGAGCGTTATTTTATGCCTGCTCTCAATAAGAATAAGATTGAATATAGTTATCAGAGGCAGATGAAACAACTAACAATAGGTAATGGATATATTGATTTCCGGTCTGCCGACAAGCCTGAGAACTGGGAAGGGTTCGGATATGATGTTATATTTTTGAACGAAGCCGGTATAATCCTCAATAACAAATACCTGTATTCCAATGCTGTTCTGCCTATGCTCATGGATTCACAAGCGAGTATGTTAATCGCAGCAGGTGTGCCAAAGGGTAAGTTCTGCAAGGGAGAATCACGCAAGAAAGAAGAACATCCGTTCTATACACTTTATAAGGCAGCCAAAAACAATACTCCACGCTACAGATTACTTGAATATTCATCTTATGATAATCCACTACTCCCGGAAGAAGAAATAAAAGAGTTGGAATCCGAGATAGCTCGTATGTCGCCCGGTATGGTAGAACAGGAGATATATGGCAAATTTGTAGATAGTGCTTCTGGGGTTCTATGGACTGCTGATCTGATAAAGTATATTACAAATTTACCTGATCTTAAAAAAATAGTTATTGGACTTGACCCTTCTGGCAGTAAAGATGGAGATGAGGTGGGTATTGTTGCAGTTGGCAAATCTGATGATAATTATTATGTTTTATCAGATCGATCTGGTGGCTATACTCCTAATCAATGGGGAACTATTGTCAAAAATGAATATGATGCCTTAAAAGCCAATTCAGTTATTGCAGAACGCAATTTCGGAGGAGACATGGTTAAGGCAATTATTTTGAATATCGATGAAGGAATCCATGTAAAAGATGTGGTTGCTTCAAGAGGTAAAGAAGTAAGGGCTGAGCCTGTTGTGGGCCTTTATGAACAAGGCAGGGTGTTTCATGCCAAAGGCCTTTATAAACTCGAAAATGAACAATTATCATGGGTGCCCGGATTGGGCAAGTCCCCAAATAGGGTTGACGCCTTGGTTTGGGCCATAACACATTTAATGGGTAAAACAATTGAGACCAATGTTTGGATCTAAAAAATATCGTGAAGTTATTGAACGCCAAAAGGCTTTGCTTGCTGAATATGAGTTCAAAGTAACAGAACAGAATCAGATGTACCGGGCTATTTATGAGATGCTTTCAACTGGCATGGCTCTGAATACCGATTCCAAGATGAAAGATTATGTCCGGGAAGGTTACGAGGGCAATCCAGATGTTTTTTCGATAGTCATCAAGCTGGCCGGTATGTTTGCTGAGATAATGGACAATGTCAAGCTCATGCAGACGCAAGGCGATAAAGAAGTCGAAGTCGAGAGTGATGAGATAAGTAAATTATTTGACCGGATTAATTACTATCAGAGTTTTTATGAGTTCTGCCGTCACTGGGTAGTCAGCTTCTATGTAACCGGCAATGGCATTGTCTATGCTCCCAGACTGTCTGCGGGGCTAAATAAAGGCAAGTTAACCACGGATGGTATGATCATCATGCCGACACAGAATATAAGCATTAAACCGTTGAGCTGGCGTCAGCCGGTGGGATTTTACACACTTGACATAAATGAGACTTATAAGATCGAAGCAGCCGATGTCTGGCATGAGCGATTTGCTCCAACGCTTAATTATGAGGGTGGAGCTAATTTCATGGGAATGTCTCCGATAAAGGTAGCTGCCAATATCATCAATTCACAGAATAAGGGATATGAGATAGCCTCCAAGATGTATTCCTATGGTCATCCTCCGGGGATATTATCTAAAGAAGCAACTGAAAGTGATAATACAACTACAACGGCAGAACAGGAATCAAAGTTCCGTGAACGGTATAAGAGCAAATATCAGGGTGTTAATAATATGGCAATTCCGATATTCTCGCTTGGTAAGCTTGCATATACCAAGATCGGATATGAGAACATGAAGGAACTTGAAATTGTCTCAATGTCTGAACTTGGCCGTGAGGTGCTTTCTAATTTATTCGGGTTTCCTGTTCAGCTTTTAAACAGTACCAAAGGCAGTATTTATAATAACATGACCGAAGCGTCAAAAACTGTCTATACAAACCGCCTCATCCCTGATGTTTCTCAATTCTGTGCTGGTCTGAATAAGATTGTCCGGGCTTATGGTGATTTCTGGATTAAACCGGATTATTCGAATATCGAACCATTACAGGAGGATAAGGCCAAGAAAACGGAATGGATAAGTCGGCTGTTTCAGGATGGAATTATAACCGGGGACGACTATTTAGAGATGATGGGAGAGGAACGCACCGGGTTACCTGAGATGAACGTACGATACATGAATCTCAACAGGGTCCCGCTTGGCTCTGCAGAGGATGCTGATCTGGAAAACAGTAACAAATTTTATGAACGACATAATTTACACTTGGCGATATGACAGAGAAAAAAGAAAAACAGGAAATTAAGGTTACGGGTAAAAACATAAATGTTGCTGGTATGAAACAAGTATTAAAGGCAAAAGACTCAAAAGAAGAAAAAGTTTTTACTCGTGTGGACGTTATCGAGCTTCTGCAAAAACAGATCAAGAAATGTTCTGAATCGGCTGTGCCTAACTGTACTGAATACACGGCAAAGCTTAAGATATTGGAAACGAAGTTGATAGACATTTGATCTATCATTTAGTTCTTTGAAACTATGGACAGAGAACGGTTGTGGAGATCACATGATAGACAAAAGGCAACATACCGGAATGCAATGAAACCGGTGATAATGCGAGCTTTTGAAGATCAGATACAACCGTTGTATGACAAGATCATACTGGTATCGGATATTCGGGATCTTGAAATACCTCCACTCAACGATGGAGCTATTGAATTAGGTTATCAGCGTATCTATCAGGTCACGGCTGCCGATTATGCAAAACGCAAACGTAAGCAGCTCAGGAAAAGCCTGAAAGGTGATGATGAGATATTTGAAGACCTGATTCTGGATCATATCCGTGTTTATCTGCGTGACCAGCTCGGAACTGAGATTAAGGCTGTTGGCAGCACATCGGTTAAGTTGATTCAGCAATTACTTAATCAGCTTATACCTGATATTATGGATAGTGGAGTTGGAGGCGGGTCAGCACAGACAATGCTCAGGGACCGGATCAAGAGCGAATGGCATGAAATGAAATATTACCGTACCGAACGGCTTGTCAGAACTGAGATTAACCGTGCTTCTAACTGGGGGGCTCTGGAAGGGACAAAAAGCATAGGGGCTGAGATGTGGAAAGTCTGGCTCAGTGCTTTTGCAAATGAATCCAGACCAGAACACATGGCAGCAGATGGGCAGAGAGTTGATCTGTATGATGCATTTGAAGTAGGTGGCGAACAGCTTCAATATCCATGTGATCCTGCCGGGAGTGCTGGTATGACCATTAATTGTTTATGCAGTTTTTATGAGACTCTGAAATGAATGAAGTTACAAAAATATGTAATACTTGCATGATTGAAAAATCAACCGATGAATTCTATAAGGATAAGACTAAATGGGATGGATTCATTCCTCAATGCAAAAAATGTATAAAAGAATATAGGCTTGCCAATCATGAAAAAATTAAAAAGCAAAATAGAGATTCTTACCATAAACATAATAATGATCGTAAGGAAACAATGAAATCTAATTATCGAAGGAATAAAGAAACAAGAAAACTCCAAGCGCAGGAATACAGAGAAAAAAATAAAGAATATTATAGGGAATATTTCAAACAATACCGTCAAACAGAAAAGAGGAAAAAATATAACAATGATTGGAGAAGGAATGAATATCACAATAACCCTGCTTTTAAATTGAATGATAAAATGGCTGGGGGTATAAATAGATCATTGAAGGGCAGTAAGAATAGAATTTCTTGGGAAAAATTAGTCGGTTATTCTATGTTGGAACTGAAGATACATCTTGAAAAACAATTTACTAAGGGAATGACTTGGGAAAAGTATATGAATGGGGAAATTCATATTGATCATATAATTCCTAAATCAATATTCAATATAACGGGACCTAATAGTAAGGGCTTTAAAAAAGCATGGGCACTTGAGAATTTACGCCCTATGTGGGCTAAGGATAATATGAAAAAATACAATAAATTATTCGCAGCATAATGGAAAAGTTTTTAACAAAGGATTTTGAACACCAGGTAAAAGACCTTGACACTGAGAAAGGTATAGTAACTGTTTATATCAATTCATTCAACAATGAAGATAGTGATGGCGATATATCCCTGCCAGGCTCTTTTAAACGGACTTTTAAGAATAACGGGCCAACGATTCAGCAC